CTGCATTTCAGCCATTTGCTTTTGCAATTCAGGCGGTGGAGCGCCCTGAGCAGAAGCCGGAATCATAAACTGTTCTGGATTGCTCCAGCCAATAGCTTTCAACGATGCTGTGTCAATCGCAATAGGATCATACAGAGACGGGTTTTGCGCCTGTATCTGTTTCAGGGCAATAATCTTCATAATGCGCTGTGTCTGGCTGGCTGTGTTGGGGTCAGCCTGTGGCACCAGATCAACTTGACCAAGAGCGCGAACAAACGTTTCCTGATCCCATTTGCGGGCTGGGCGGCGGTTTTGCTGCCAGAATGATTCAGGGTTTTCTTTGAAGCAGCGCACAAGCAATTCAAACTCTTCAGCCTGAGCCGCGTGCATCCGTTTATGCACCGAGTTCATGACCTTAGTGGCTTGGTCAATCATTGCCAGCGTTGTACCAACAGGAGCGTCCTGCTTGCCCTCGCCAACGGCCTGCTCTGACGTGCCGCCCAGACGCATACCCGTATCAGCCATGTTTTGCACCAGAGACATAAGACCCGGGCCAACGTCTTTGTATGGCAGGGGCATAATGGCTTGCTGAATTGGCAGTCCGCCTGTTTTAATCAATGCGCCACCGCCAGGGGGGACGCGGAAGATGTTGGTGTTTTGCCGAGCGCCTGAATCCGCATAAAGGAATCCAGGGAAATTGGCGTACATGCCGGAATCAAGCATTTCTCGCCAAGCGGCAGTTATGGCGTTGGTTGTATTACCAAGGATGTGCAGCAAGCCGATGTCATAGAAACCCATGCCAGGGACAAACGTGTATTTGACGAAGTTTGATCGCGCTACGGGGAGTTCTTTTGTATCCTCATCGTAATTACGCACAATGGACAGGATTTGTCGGCTAGTTGCGTCAATGGTTACGCGGTATGGGATTTCCAAGCCGGATTCTTTGCCCTTGCGCCTATGCTCGAAGCCCTGAATATCCAACTCGCAGTAGCACTCAAAGATTTCGCGGTTGCGGTCATCTGGATTTATTACGTCAAGAATAACGCCCTGCTGCGAGGCTTTTTCACGCTGCGCCGCATCAAAGTTAATCATCTTCGGTGTGGATAATTCCGTATCACGGTAAACGCCAAGAATTTGCATCCGCTTAACAGTCGATGACCGCATAGAAATTCGGTGAGTTACGCGGCGGGCGTTTGTCAGGTCTGTGGCTGAATTGTTGACAATGAGGTCGTCTGCATCGACGGATTCTGAGACGGGACGATTGCGTAATGGGCAGAAATATACTTTTTTGAATGACGTCCCACCAAAGCCCAACATGAATAGCATTCTATCCGTATCGGGGTAGTATTCCTTCGCGGTGCTAGTGAGATAGTGGTTGATGTCGTTTTCAAGATCATTGGCGAGTTGGTCAGAGTCGAGGGTAGCATTGTTATTGTCCTCACGAATCTTTACTGGCCCATCTGTAGGTAGCATTTCGGATCGGGCGTTCGCTTGGAACCTGAGCACAGCTTCGAGAAGCAAAGGGTGCCGAACCTTGGACATTCCTTCGACGGGAGCGCCATCTGCAACTGATCCCAGTCCTGGAATTTCAATCTTGAGTCCAAGTAGCTTGATTCCAAGTGCTCTGTCGTCAATCCATTCTTTACGGCTTTCAAGGTCGTCATTTATTCCCTTAAGCAAATCTTCTGAAATTCGGGACAGTTCCCTCTCGTCCACTTCATCGACCAGATTGTCAAACCAGTCTTTACGGTTTGGCTTACCAGCGCTTTCCAGTGGGGATCCATCCAGTGACAATGAGATTGATCCGTCGGGAAATTCGATGGTTATAACATTGCCCTTGTCATCGTATGTCTTGCCGTCGGATTCATCTTCGTTTTCAATTGCCACGTCTTCACTGTCGAATGAAGGTGATTCCTCTGATTGCGGCATGAGACGAATGTGAGACGGAACGAGTGGCATAGTTTAATCCTTAAACCGAATACAATGGCGCGGGTTGTGTGGTTGGCCGACGCATTAAATCTTCGTAGCTTTGCTGCACTTCTTCCGCACGTTCCATCATACCCGCTTTTCTCAAGAATCGCAATGCAGAGCTGACAGTGTCTACGAGATCGTCATGTTTGCCTTTCGGAAACATCATGCACTGAGTTATGACCTGATCAACCCACGTTTTATCCGGCGCGTAAATGAGGCCATCTTCAAACAAGTGCTGGATTGAATACAATCGGGCGATTTTGTCAAGCGACTTGGGATCATCTAGAATAACCTGATAGCCTTTATTGGAATACAGGCGGCGCAACTCTTGCGCTACGGGAATGCCTGCGGCTTTGTTTTCAATCAGGATTGTTTCGGCTTGCATCATTTTCATCGTATTGGCAACTTTTGTCACCAGATCATTAAGCTGCAAACGCTCTTGCCACGCATAGACCATCATAACTTTCGGGTGCGGCTGCTTGTAGGTGCGCTCGATCTTGTAGGCTTTGCCATCCTTTTGAAGTGCATTTGATGCTGTTGCTATCGGGTCTTCAGAGAACACGCCCCAAACAGTCATCGCGCTAAAGTCATTTTCAGTCTTTGTCGTGTAAGCCGTATCCAGCGAGGCAATGATGTAGTCAAACGCCGGAAGCGCCACATCGTTAGGCCAGAGTTGCCAATGATCGCGCTTGATAATACCACCATCTTGCGGGCTGGGCTGTTGCTGGAACTGGCCGGAAACAGCGTATGATCCCATGATTTTCTTATCACGCTCGACAACATGGGCGGGGAATCGTGCAGGAAAGTACAACTCTCCGGCAACAGTGCGCGGATCACTAGCGCCTAGCATTGTTGGTGCGGCGCGTTCTGGATCATATTCCATCGGAATCATAATCCAGTCATAACCTAGTTTTTTATCCATAATAACGCCCGTTAGGTCTTCTTCGTGCAGGCGCTGGGAGATTTGTATAATGGCTGACTTTTCTGGAGAGTTCAGGCGAGTTGGAACGGCTGTTAGGAACGTTTCAATGGTTGACTGACGAATAGCGTCCGATTGTGCGCCGTCGACGCTAAGGCCATCGTCGATGATAACACGATCACCACGAGCGCCAGTCATACCAGTGAGCGCAACGGCTTGGCGGAATCCTCCGGCGGTTGTTTCAAATTTGCCCTTGGCGTTCTGGTCTCCGGTGATTTTAACGCGGTCACCCCAGCGCTCCTGATACCATTCGGATTGAATGAGGCGGCGGCATTTGACGTTATCGCGAATAGCCAAATCGAGCGAGTGCGAGGCGCAAACGTATTTCGTGTAGGGCATATTGCGCGGACCGAGTTCCCACGCTGGCCACATGACTCCGACGAGCAGGGACTTCATTGCGCCAGGGCAAACGTTAATGCAGAGGCGGTTGTAGTATTGCTCGTCGTCAATCATCATTTCTTCGGTGATTGCGGTCAGGTGTTCGGCAATCATGTCGATATGCCAGTTGTGGATATATTCGTGCGGCTCAATGGCGTGCCATGATTGCTTGATAAATTCGGACAGGCTTTCTTCGCAGTCGGCCTTGTCCAGCGCAAACAACGATTTGCGAATGTCTACCAGTTCTTTGTTCAGCAGCAGGGTTTCACTCATGCGAGAGAATCATCTACCGCTAGAATAACGTAAATCATTTTGGCGGCTCCGGTAAAGGCATCCAATGTGATGGAATAACGCTGCGATTGTTTTGATCACTATGACCTTGAGCGTATAAGAAAACTGAACGTTTTCCGCTTTTTAAATCTGCGATGTGATCAAATTTTGCCGTGCAAATTGATTGACCAAACTCTGCCAAATTGCCAACAGTTATATCCGCATAAACCAAAACAGGCTTATCCTTTGGCGCTGTTTCAATAGTTTGCCACTTTGTGCCCATTGCATTTTGCCACAATTTATGAAGTTTAATGGCAAGGCTGCGATAATCCCCATTTGCTACCGCGTCAATGTTTTGCTCCAACTCTTCGGATTCAGCCTTTTCAACATTGGCTTTGACCTGTTCTCTCCAGTCGCTCATTTTATTTCCCCTATTTTGTTAATCTTCGTTCAACACCAAGAAAAAATCCCGTAACCAATCCAAGAAATATCCCAGAAAGACCCATAAATATCATGCCAAAAACAAACCAGCTATAATCAATCATTCTATCTCTCCAAGCGCTTTTCGAA